CTGCGAGACATGCGCGACGCGGCGCACACGCAGATCTCGGAGTCCAAGCTCCCGGAGGCGTTCGCGAGCCGCGCGAAGGCGCTGTACGAGATCGCCGACAACGGTCCCACCCCGGCGCTCGATGTCGTGGACGACGTGGACGACGACGGCAAGGTGACCAAAAAGGCGACCGAGAAGCTGACCGAGTCCGTTGCCGCAACGATCTCCGACCAGCGCGAGCTACTCGCAGCCGCGAACCCAACCGCCGTACGCGGCCAGGGCGTCGGTGCTCCCGCCAAGCGCGGGGAGGGCGAGGACGAGCCCGCGAAGGGCGAAGGAACTCTCTGGGGCGCGGTGCTCCAGGAAGCAGGAGTCGATCCCGCCAAGGCGTGGGACGACTGAGGCGTCGGGTAAGGGAAAGGAGCACACGCAATGCCATATAACCGCCCAGGCCCAGGCGTCTACGTCACCAACGGCGGCACAGCGCTCAACCACGGTGCGCCAGCGGTAGTCGCCAACTTCGTTGGGGTCGCGGTCAAACAAAGGACGCCGCCGTGGACACAGGGGTTCCAGACCCCGGCGGTGATCGCGGCAAACGAACCGTTCTTCCTGATCACGAAGGGCGTGGTGCAGGTGCCGAACGGTCCGATCACCGCGAACGTGAAGGGCGACCCGATCTACATCGTTGCGGCGACGGGGGCGCTGACGGCGACCTCGGCGGGCAACGTGAAGTTCGGCCGGATCGTGGAGGTCGCCGGGCAGCGCGGCACCCCCGCCACCAGCGTCCGGATCGACCTCGACACGAAGGACAGCTTCTGATCTAGGACTCTGACCCTCCCAGGTGGCCCCCTCTGGGAAGCGGCTGATAGCGCCACGGCGCTTAGCGGGCTCGGATTGGCCTTGACGACACAGGAGCAACGATGAACGGCAACCCATACGGTGTGTTCGGCAGGCCGATCCGCCTGCTGGAGGCGTACAAGGAATGGCGCGACGAACGGATGCTGGAGGAGGCCGACTCCAAGGCCGACTTCCCGAGCTTCCTGTACGGCCCGGTCCGCCAGTCGATGTGGACGGGCTACAGCCGTGCGCAGGCGCAGTACCAGCGCTACACCCGGCAGGAGAACGCGCCCGACTTCCGCGAGCGGCGTCTGCGTGGTCTGAATGGCCTGCTCGGGATCGGCTACGTGGGCGACCACGGGCACTACCCAGGGCTGCGCCGCACCGAGCGTGCACCGGCCGCCCTGTCGGTGGACACGTACGGCGGCGTGTACCAGATCACCCGCCAGGCGATCATCAACGACGACTCGAATGAGCTACTGAACCGCAACCCGTCGGACATGGGGTACGCGGCCGGTGTGTTCATCCTGCAGACCGTCATCGCGATGATCGAGAACCCCGGCAACGCGCCGGACGGCAACCCGTTCTACTCGGTTGGCCGTGGCAACCAGGTCGTTGACCCGCTGTCGGAAGACTCGCTCGCCGACGCCGTCGCGTTCATGGAGTCCCAGCAGGACGACGACGGCAACCAGATCGTCGTGACCCCGTCGGCGCTGGTGGTTCGCAACGCCCGGATGCAGATGACCGCCCAGCGCGTTCTGAACTCCACCCAGACAGGCACGAACGTCACCTACACCGGCGGCACGAAGGGCACCGGCACGCTGTACATGGACAAGGGGACGATCAATCCGCTCGCGGGGATCCTCCCGGCCGACGGCGTGATCCGCGACCCGTGGTTCCACGACTCGAACGACTGGTACCTGTTCGCTGACCCGAACGACGTGCCAGGGTTCGCTATCGGGTTCCTGAACGGCCAGGCGGAACCGCAGGTGATGCTCCGCGACCCGATGGTCAGAATGGCGCTCGGCGCGGGAACCGATCCGTACCAGTTCGAACTCGACTCCGTTGACTTCAAAGTACGCAGCGATTTCGGCGTCGGCGTGATCGACCCGCGCGGCGCATACCGCTCAATCGTCCCCTGAGCAGGCGGACTAGCTCACGTCCCGAGCGAGTGACGCGGCGGCTTCGGTCGCCGCTTCGCTTTGGGGCGGTGGGCGCGTAATTCGCGCAGCGGGTAGCGGCTGGCGCGGCCCAGCAGCCGTCGCGCGGCTGTTTGGAGAGCACGGTGGCTCGTTTGTGATTGAGACATCCGGCGAGGGTAGCCTTCGACACGTAACCCCGAGACTGAGGAGGCCATAGTGCCTAGAGGATCTGACGCAGAAGCAGCAGGTGAGGAACTCAAAGCTCGCACGGGGTTTACCCCGAATGCGGAGGACATGATCGCGGAGAACACCGCCCGCTTCACCGAGGAGCTTCGCGCCGCGAGTAACCGGCCCATCGACCAGGAAGCCACCGACGAGATGGGCGAGGACGGGGCGCAGGCCTACGCTGAGAAGGGCGAGACGGTCGTCAGCCACGCCGTTCGTGGCCCGTTCGTGGTGATCGTCACCGAGGACGACGAAACCGGCGAGGTGCGCAAGTCCGCGCACCCGGTGAAGGGCCAGGAGAAAAAGGCCGAGCGGCTCGCGAACCGTGGGCAGGCCAAGAAGGACGACGACGACGAGGACGACGACGACGGCGAGGAGAAGCCTGCCGCGCGTTCCCGCACCGGCGCGTCGTCTGGAGCAGCCGCGTCCAAGTAGGTCACCGTGACCATCGTTGACGACCCGGACGCTCCGCCTGCGGAGGCGCTGCCGCCGACTGTCGCGCAAATCGACTCGTGGAGCCGGATTGACTTCGGCTCCCTCGATGACCCGTTCACCGACGCCGACCTGCAGATCCGCCTGGATCGCGCCATCGCGTACCTGGAGGCGACCACAGGACGGCTGTTCGATGACTCGATGCCTGGGCCGCTCGTGCCCATCGCTCAGGAAGCGACCCAGCTTCGCATCGAACAGATGGTGATGCAGGAGCAGGAGGACTACACGGAGACGGTCAACAACGATCAGGTCCAGTCGTTCACGGCCGGGAACTACTCCGAGTCGCGTCGCAGCCCCCGCGACCGCTACACCGGCCTGACGACCGGGCTCCCGGAGATCAACTCCAACCCGTGGCTGAACCGTGACATCTGGCTGCTCTGCACCAGCGACATGCGGATGTACTGGACGGCAACGCTGCAGGGCCAGTCGGCGGTGTCGCTGATCCCGAGCTTCGCTGTCACCGAGGCGGACTGGGGCAACTACGACGGGCTGTACCCGTATAGCTGGGGTGTCGGGATGACCCGCCCGTTCCCGGACGCGAACACCTGGGGCGCGTGATCCGTGGCGTTCAAGGGGTGCCTCGTTGACCGTGCGCGGCGGGTGGTGGACACGCCGACCCCGGTGCGGGTGGAGGGCACCACCCAGTTCGCAACGCTGAACGAGGCCTGGTTCAAATGCCGGTTCACGTACATGCCCGCGCCGGACTCCGACGACACGCAGGGAGGGCGCAGGCGCTCGCCGCGCACCGGGCAGTTCATGTGTGCGATGAAAGACTCGGACGGGAACGCGCTCGCCATCATCGCTTCCGACCGGCTGGAGGTTGACTCCAAGGAACTCGGCCAGGCGATCTTCGAAGTTACCGGCGACCCTGAGCCGATCCGCAAGAAACGCCGGATGCTTGGGTGGATGGGCACCGTTACGCGCGTGGACGAGCACGAGTTCGTGAGGGCCGTGCCATAGCCGGAACGCAGTGGCACTACATCGGCCCGAAGCTCGCGGACCTGTTCGACCAGACCCCGGCTGAGCGTGCGTCCCGCCGGATGGCCGACAGCGGCGGTGACGCGCTGCACCACCGGATCACGGAGAACACTCCGATCAAGACCGGCAACCTGCGCTCCAGCTTCTACCGCCTGCCGACCGAGCACATCGAGAGCCGCTACGAAAGCCACGTCCGCACCGAGGTGGATTACGCGCCGTACGTCAACTACGGCACCGGGCTGTGGGGACCGGAGCACCGCAAGTACCTGATCGAACCGATTGCCCCGAAACGAGCCCTGTCGTGGATCGACCCGGTCGGCGGCAACCGCGTGTACGCCGGGCACGTGTGGCACCCCGGCAGCCCCGGTGCGCACATGATCGAGAACGGGGCCGCGAAGGTCGAAGCGGAGGTCAACGAGATCCTGGCCGGTGACCTGCAGACGTTCAAGATCGAGATGGAGGCGCAAGCGGTGCAGGCCCAGGTGGCCCTGAAGTGAGCACCGCGCCACCACCACCGCTCGACTCGGGTCGCGCGCACCAGGACGCGCTACGCAGCGTCAAGCGCTATGTCGCCGTTGCGCTCGGCGACGAGTGGGAGGTGCGCCTGTCCCGCGAGGAGGGCGCGTTCGCCAGACCGTTCGCCCGTGTGTGGCAAGCCGCCGGAACGACCTACCCGCTGACCAGCGGGCGCTGGCTGGCGGACATGGTGCAGCCGTTCGTGATCAGCGCCTACCCCGAGCAGGGGCGTGATCCGGATCAGGCGCTGCTGTTCGCCCAGTGTGTCGAGAACACGCTGTACCGGGCGTTCCGTGTCGGTGTTGAGAACGGCCGGGCGCTGCGCGTCCCGCTGTACAACTACTACCGCACGGACGACTGGGACACCGGCACCTGGTACCCGAAGGCGTTCATGCGCGTCAACGATCTCTCCACCCAGCCGTTCCCCGAC